GACCAGACAGTATCTTTAACGGGCGCAGGAACTACCACTGTATCCGGTACATACCCTAACTTCACAATTACAGGCGCGGGTACAACCTACACAGCAGGAACTGGTATTACCCTAACAGGCACAGAGTTTAGCCTGACAGATACTAATGCGAAGCTAAATGTTTCCGATTACACAGCGGCAGACGTTTTAACAAAGATTAAAACCGTAGATGGCTCAGGCTCAGGCTTAGACTCAGATACTGTTGACGGTGTTCATGCCAGTGACATTATGCAAGATTTTGGCACTACAACAGCAGACTTAGATACTCTTACTGCATCAGGCGCATACAGAATACAAAATTCAAACGCTAATCGCCCCGCAAATTATGGTCAATTGCTTACTGCGTATGGTGGCGCTGACACGATTGGTCAGATTTATTTTGATTACCAAAATGGAAATATTTTTACTAGGGCGGGTAATCCTTCTGATGTAGGTGGCGGTGGTTCTTGGTCTGATTGGCGCACCTATTTAAATTCTAATGTATCTGATGTTTACGAAGGGCGTGTTCTTGAGTTTGGTAATGCGGGAAATGGAAGTAACACAGAAGGTTGCTTTTTAAGTGTTGAAGGTAATACAGACTCTGGCGGTGAAGGTTCTGGGCGTTTGTTTTTCCGTGAGCATAACTCCACAACAACAGATGCTGACAAATATGGAGTGTCATTAGGCTATCGCGGAGGTGCGGCTTCAGTAACTACTGCTATGGGCAATAGTTGGACGGGTTTGTCTTCTATTGGTAACGGCGAGTGGGGTATGTGGGGGCATAATGGCGATGTCTCAGGCAACCTAATTATGCATGGAAGTCGAGATGGCGCGTCTATGACTATTGACGCAAACTTAACTGTTGATAACGGTACTACTACAAAAGTAAATGTTGTTTCTGACGATAATGGGCAATCAGAAATAAACCTGTACGGAGTTGGACAAGGCACAGGTCGAGTTTATGTAGGACAGTCTCTCTCTTATGGTGGTGGGATTGAGTACAATGGAGACAACAGCCCTGCAACCTCTGGTGCTACTGCGGATAGAATAACACTATATAGGCGATCAGCTGGCACAAACTACTGGACTGCACAAAATGCACATAGTAGTAACGATTGGTCATTCCGTGGCAACGTCACCGCCTACGCATCTGACGAGCGTTTAAAAGATAACGTAACTACGATTGATAATGCTTTAGATAAAGTATCTCAGCTACGTGGTGTAACCTATGATTGGAAAGACGATGTAGAAGAAAAAGGCTTCTTACCTTCCATGAAGCACGAGACAGGTGTTATTGCTCAAGAGGTGCAGAAGGTTATACCTGATGCGGTTGTCCCTGCTCCATTTGACAATGAGTATCTAACAGTTCAACACGAGAAGATTATTCCCGTTCTAATCGAAGCTATTAAAGAACTAAAGGCAGAAGTTGAAGAACTGAAAGGAGCGAAGTAATGGCTCTACCAACTTCAGGTGCGCTTAGTCTGAATCAGATGCACGTTGAGGCAGGAGGCAGTTCAGGCACAATTGCAAGTATAAACGATGCAGATATTCGCGGGCTTATCAGTAAAGGGTCTGGAGCAACCATGTCGTTTAACGAGTGGCATGGGGCATCTAGTTCGCTAGATACTCAAACGCTTGTAGTTGGAAGTAATAGTAGCGGTACTTATAGAGGCTTTTCTACCCTTTCGTTTGTTTTTTCAGGCGGTTCTATGTCAGATGGAACAGCTAACTGGAAAAGCGGGTCAGCATATAGAATGCTTTATCACGATAGTTCGCAAAATAGACTAAGCCTTTCAGTAAATGGAATTCACTCTAATTCCGGTTTTACTTCTATGAAGGTTAGCTATATAAGCGGAAACCCCAATGACCCTACTGTAACTGTAACGCGAAGCACCGTGGCAAGTTTTAGTACAAGTAGTTATTTTAACTTTACAACTTGGAGATGGAATAATCAAACTCAAAATCCTTTTGGTACTGTTAATGGCCCTTCCAAAAAAGTAGAATTTTTCTAAATTAATTAAAAGGAAGTTATTATGATTGAATATACAATACGCGAAGAAGGCGACATTGCTCTTTGGGCATGCTACACAAGCGGAGACAACTACCACGAAGTGAATATACTAGGTATGTCCCTGTCGGAAATTCAACCTACTTTAAAACAAGTACAAGACGATTTTGTAGCAGAAATAGAAGAACTGCAAGCAATGCAAGACGCAGAATCATAAATAGGTGAACTATGATTGATCCAGTAACAGCATTATCAGTTGCCGCTAACGCCTTTGGTACAGTCAAAAGAATGGTGGCCGCAGGTCGAGAAATAGAAGATACGCTTACACAAGTGGGCAGATTCTATGGTGCTGTTTCTGATCTAGCAGAGCATAAGCGTCAGGCAGAAAATCCCCCGCTATTTAAAAAGATCATTGCCAGTAAATCGGTTAATGAAGAAGCGATGGAGATATACGCCCGTCAAAAGAAAACTCAACAGATGGAACGTGAATTACGCGAACTGTTAATGTTCCAGTTTGGAGAGAACGGCTATAGAGAACTTGTGGAGTTAAGGCGGTCTGTACAGGCGCAAAGGGAAAAAACAATTTACCTACAGGAGCGCAAGCGAAAAGCGTTTTTCTGGAATACAGTGCAAATATCAGGGATACTTGTATTAGGTTTTGCTATATACAAAGTATTTTCATTTATTTTAGGAGTGTCAGATGGCAACGGTTAAGGAAGCCCTTTTGAAGCTAGAGGCGCATGAACGTGAATGCGCTGTAAGAATGCAAGTAATTGATGAGCGATGCCAAGGCATAGAAAAGCGTCTGGATCAAGGAAGTGAGCGTTTTAAGAAAACCGAACTTATGCTTTGGGGTATCTACCCGTTGATTATTGGATTATTCCTAATAGAGAAAGGTGTCATATGAGTTTACTGGCTACACTCGCGCAACCTGTCGCGGGGCTTTTAGATAAGTTCATTGAAGATAAAGATCAAAAGAATGCTTTGGCGCATGAAATTGCTACATTAGCAGAAAAACAAGCGCATGAAAGTGTCATGGGTCAGATCGAAGTTAATAAAGCTGAAGCGGCACACAAGAGTTTATTTGTCGCGGGTTGGCGGCCAGCAATCGGCTGGGTTTGCGTTTTGGGCATGGCGGGCAACTTTATCACAATACCTATTACCAACATGATCCTAGAATTGGCAGGATCAGACGTTACCGTTCCACTAATCCCAACAGCAGAAATGATGCCCGTTCTAATGGGTATGTTAGGGTTAGGAGCAATGCGTAGCGTAGAAAAGGTTAAAGGCGTACAGAGAGAAAACTAATGGCTAAATCACCTAAGAAAGATGAACCTAAAAACTACTTCAAGCCCAAAGAGTTGAAGTGCAAAGCCACTGGGGAAGAAGGTTTCGATGATGACTTCTTGGCAACCCTGAACGCAATTCGCCACGAGTGCGGTTTTAGCTTTGCCCTATCCAGTGCCTACAGAAGCCCACAGCACCCCATAGAAGCCCGTAAAAACAAGCTAGGAGCGCATACCACTGGCAAGGCGGTGGATATACTAGCTAATGGAGAAAAGGCGTTAGAGATCATTAGAGTGGCTCAGAAGCATGGTATTCAGCGCATCGGCATACAGCAGAAGGGTGGCGGCAGATTCATTCACCTAGATGGCTGTACTGAAGAAGATGGATTCCCCTGCCCTGCTATCTGGTCTTATTAGTTCCACATAGAACATATAACGAATCGCCCTGCCTGTCGCGGGGCTTTTTTTGCCTACTAATAAACAAAAGTGTTGACTTTGTATTTTGGAGGGTGTACTGTCGCACCTCAATCAATCAAAAAAGGTAATAATTATGTTAGGTTCAGGTAGCTTACCAAATACAACCCGCAAGGCAGTGCGCCACGGCCATCAGGGTAACGTCAAAAAATATCAGGTTTTGAGCAGAGTAAAGTGCGCTGAAGAACGTGCAGAAATGAAAGAGTTTGGCATCACCGATGCTGATGAATGGACTCTGGCTCACGAAGGCAAGCTGACGGCAAGCAAGGCCGCTGATCTTAGACTGAGACTGGAGCGTATCGGTCACGCCACCAAAACCATTAACCTTAACTTAATCAAATAATCTAACCGCCCCCGAAAGGGGGCAACCAAGGGGAAATCAAAATGGCTAAATTAGTAATCAATACTCAGATAGAAGAAAACTACGGGGCGCACACTTGGGAAGGTGAGGGCAAATGTCCGCAATACTGGAAGTGCAAAGGCGGTAATACATACGTTATGGAAAACCTTTCTGATGCTTGCGTTAAAAGAATCCTAGAGAACGGTATTCCTACCCTTGATGAAACCATCACTCAGCGCGATGACTACTGGGCAGAATATATTTTAGATTGGTCAGTACAGGATGATGACAAGGTGGTATGTGAAGAATGGGAGTCACCTTGTTTTTTACAGTTCACTGATGGCAAGTGGATGTTTGAATACACAAATCACATGGGCAAAACCAATAAATTTGAGCTAGGCACTACTTGCTAACAAATCTCCCCTGCAATCCTTTGCCCCTTAATTGGGGCTTTTTTTTGCATACTAATAAACAAAAGTGTTGACAATAGGGTTGGGATCGCCTAGCATCTAACTTCAATCAATTAATAAAGGCGAAACAAGATGAAAAAAAGCGAATCAGTAATGAGGCGAGAGGCCAACAGCCTGAGCATTCAAATTAACAAGCTAGGTGGGTCAAGAGTTTTACGGAACGATTTGTTTATGTTGGACTATCACCGTAATAAGTGTTCTGACAATGCCTCAGTGGTCGCTGATTATGACCAGAAAATTATGGCTAAGAAATGGGTGTTGCAAGAGTGTTCAGAGTTAGAAGCATTAAGGGATGAACTATACGAAGCAATAGGCTAATAATCTAACCGCCCCCGCAAGGGGGCATTTGCTGTAGGAGGCAAACATGGGAATAAATGATCTTAACGATCTAGAGCGCGGTGAGTACGACTGCGTTTTAGGTTATTCTGCCCTAGAGGGGCAATCAGATGCTTACTATGTTGGGTATGGTGAGCAGTACGCAAAAGAACAGACTGTAGGAGGTCAAAATGAAGTCAAGTGATGCAATAAATGAACTGGCAAATGCACTCTGCAATGCCCAATCTCAAATGGGGGGTGCTGTTAAAGACAGTGCCAACCCTTTCTTTAAATCTAGCTACGCTGATCTAACATCAGTTATCAAGGCCATCAAGCAACCCTTTGCTGATAATGGTTTAAGCTATACGCAATTCCCTGTAAGCAATGAAAATGGTGTCGGTGTATCTACCCGCCTGATGCACGTTTCTGGTCAATGGTTAGAAATGGAGTACACCCTGCCGACTGTTAAGAAAGATCCGCAAGCGTCAGGGTCAGCCATAACATACGCAAGACGGTACGCTTTGCAGTCTATCGCGGGAATCCCTACGGCAGACGATGACGCAGAATCTGCAATGTTACGGGGTGATGATAAGAAGGTAATTACTACCGATCAGGTAACAGTTCTTGATGACTTACTGGCAGAAACTGGGAGCGACAAAGATAAGTTCTGCAAGTGGCTCAAGGTTCGCTCAGTCGATCAAATTCTAGCTGTTCACTATGATCGCGCTGTTGCCGCACTAGAGGCTAAGAAGTGATTATCCTAGACCATGAGCAGGGTTCACCAGAGTGGCTTGCCGCACGATTGGGTAAGCCATCTGCCAGTATGTTTAATAAGCTAATTACGCAAACTGGTAAGCCATCGTCATCTGCTGATGGGTATATCAATGAGCTAATCGCAGAACGCCTTACGGGTAAATCTGAGCCGTTCCACGTTACCGAATGGATGGAGCGCGGCACAGCGTTAGAGCCAGAAGCTAGGGAGGCGTATGAGTTTATTTCTGGCAATGAGGTTCTTGAAACTGGCTTCATTCTTGATACTAGTTTCCAGTTTGGTTGTTCTCCAGATGGGTTGATACTCGACAAGGGCGGCTTAGAGATAAAATGCCCTGCCCCTAGAACAATGGTTAGTTACCTACGCGATCCGCAAGTAGGTGTTAAGAAATACTGGCAACAAATCCAAGGTTGTATGTGGATAACCAAACGGGGGTGGTGGGACTTCTTTGCTTACCATCCTGAAATGCCGCACGTTCTTGTGCGGGTTGAGCGCGATGACAAATATATCGCAAAACTAGCCGCAGAAGTTGACAACGCTGTAGCTGAAATTTTAAACCAAGTGGAGTTACTAAAATGAAAGTAGGAATCGGATTAAACATTAATTTAAGCAAGTTGGATAAATCGCGTTTCGTAACGGGCAAAAACGGCACTTATGCTGATCTAACCGTATTCGTTGATGTTCACGAAAAAGACCAGTACGGCAACAGCGGCGGCATCAAGATGGCCTTAAAAGAAGGCGAGACAAAAGAAAACACGCAGTTGGATTTTGTTGGCAATTCTAAGGTGTTCTGGGTTGATGACCAATCTGCAAATGTAGTTGAAAAAGCAGGAATAGGTGTTGACCAGTTAGGTGATGATGACGTTCCTTTCTAGGGTAAAAAAGCCCCCCTTTCGGGGGGCAAACCATAGGAGGTTGTGAGTCGGGGGAACTCACCCGATTAATATAGCATAGGATAATAAAAGATGGAAAAGATACACGCAGGAGACTGCCTAAAAACAGCACAGAAGGCCAAATCTGTAAACAGTAGGCAACTGGCAAAGATCACTGGAACATCGCCACAGCAGGTATTAAGGTGGCGTTCTAATGCCAATATGAAGCTACATACCATGCAGTTAATATGCTTGGCTTTGGATATAAGCATTCAGGATTTTATAACATTTAGTTATAAGTAGACTTTTAAGTTTACTTTGTAGGTTGAATCTTTTAAGGTTCAAAAAGTATTCGGGCTAGAGGCTGATGAACTCTTTAAATTAAACATCAGAGCGTGGTTGACCCTCCAGTGCATAGCCCCCGAAGCAGATCGGTTTCTGCTGAAGGATAGATTAGAGATTCGATACGAATACGAATTAACCGCTAAGTTGCTTTAAGCCCTTAGATCGTAAATTTACTTTTTTGAGGTAAAAGGGTTATATCAACTCCAAAAAAGTATAAACAAAGTATAAACAAAAATAATTTATTAATTAACTTGGTGAGGCTTGCCGAACCATAGGAGCAAAGAGAATGAATATAAGTCATAAGGAGGTTGCTGATCTTGTTGGCATGAGTGAACAAGAATTCATCAACTGGACTCAACACTTTAAATCTACATTTATTGAATACGTTGACCATAATGGAAACACGGGTGTTGTATACACTGATGGCGATGATGGTTTTATCGTTTTTGAAAATGATTGCGAGATTTTTGAAAACGAAGGAGCTAGGGTAACAATAGGTGGTCGCTATTGTGATATTGATTATTCTTCAATGACCAAAATCATTTCTATATTGTTAAAACAGGAGGCAGTGCAATGAAAACTAGACTTGATGAATTGAAAGAGCAAGCGCAAAAGTTTCACAATGACCACCCTGAAGTATGGGAAAAGTTTGTAACCTTTACGTTTGACAGAATCAAAAAAGGCTACAAAAACTATTCCGTATACAGCATCATGGAAAGAATTAGGTGGGAAATGGATGGTGGTGGTGATGGTGTTTTTGAGTTCAAGATTAACAACAACATTACGCCTTTTTACGCTAGAAGGTTTATGGCGATGTATCCTGATTACTTTGGATTCTTTCGGATTAGAGAGCAAAAGAGCGCATCTAAACCTGCAACTGGGATGGATGTAGATCCATCAATGGTGAACTAAATGTTATTGAATACTAAAGAAGATTGGCAACCAGAAGAAAGTGATGTAATCGCATGGCAGAGAGCATACCCTGCTATTAATGTTCATCAGGAACTGGCCGCTATGGAGTCATGGCTAGACGCTAACCCAACTAGGCGCAAAACCGCCAAAGGGATCAAACGATTTGTTAATTCATGGTTGGCTAGAGCGCAGGATAAAGGTGGTTCACCGCAAGCAAGATCATCAGGAAAAACTGATTCTATACGCGCTAAGACCATTGATATGCAACTGACAGATATTTCATGGCTAGATGGTGAAGATTACGAAATGATGAAGCAGTATTACATCAAGAAGCGCGGTTTCTTTTATGACGGGGGTCTGATCAATGGCTAATAAATACAGACCAAACCTAATACCTTTCAAGGGTGAGCATCCTTACTTTCAAGATGGTGAAGTTTACACCTACAGGCAATATAGCGCGTACACGTATACCAATTGTCTTGATGGGCGGGGAGTTGGCGCGTCAACCATGAAAGGGCGGCTACAGGGTGAGCAGTTTTGCACCCCAAGGCATTTACTATCTATCGCTGACTTTATAGCCACTAGCGAAAAAGTTAAAAAATACAAAGGGTTCTGCAAAGAGAGCAGGATGAGAGTATTGAATCAGCCGCGACTTGAAACGAAGTCAGAGCAAATGATGGGTAAATGGCTGAAAGTTAAATTTTGACGCAGGGGGATTTCGTGAAAATTAATAATCCGAAAGATGGCGAATCTGCATTGCCTTTCCTAATGAAACGGATACAAGAGTGGGACTACACTGTCCCGCTCTGCATCAAGTTAGAAAAGTATGACGATGGCCGATCACTAAGTCAGAACGCACTATTCCATGTCTGGTGCGCTGATCTCTCGAAAGCATTTATTGAAAAAATACCAACAGCAACTAAAGAAAACATGAAGCTGATGCTGAAGCAAAGGTTTCTAGGAACGTATGACGTTAAGGTGGGAAAGACAGTTATCGAAGGGCAAGTAAAATCATCATCAAGCCTAACGAAAGGCGAAATGGTGTACTTTATGGATAACGTGTATCATTGGGCGAGAGATAACGGGGTATTGCTTAAAGTGCCGCATGATTCTGAATACGCGAGGCTACAAAACCAACAGGAGCAGTAAATGGATAAAATTGATCCTAGAGTGCTGAAGGAGTTTGCAACTACAGATAGGCATCACGAAGTATTAGATGCTGTTATTAGAGAAGGTTCAGCGAACAAGGCGGCCAAGTATCTGGGTTGCGGTAGGCGAGTTGTTGACAAGATGCTTGCTAGGCTAGAAAAGAAGGCGGCAAGTCAGGGCGTATCACCGCACAGAGATTTGGTTCACCAGACCGCAGAAGGATTTGAAGCCAAGCGAATATCAACCGCATACAAAGATGACGGATCAGTTGCCCTACAGTGGGTTATCCAAGAGCCAGAAAAACGCGATATAAGGGCAAAAGTAGAGGCTGTAGTTGATGGCCTTACTGACGAACTAAAGGGATTTAAAAAGGCTGTAAAAGCCCCTGCAAAGGTAAATTCTGACTATCTAGCGATGTACATGATAGGTGATCACCATTTCGGAATGTTGGCTGATTCTGAAACTAAAATGGATGACGATGACTGGGATGTAAAGATAGCCACCCAAATTCTAATAGATGCAACTGAAAGATTATCCAAGCGCGTAGGCGATGCAGAGATTGGCGTTTTGCTTAACGTAGGCGACTTCTTTCACGCTGATTCAAGCAAGAACGAAACGACAGCAGGAACTAGGGTTGATGTAGATACCCGTATAGGCAAGACGTTCAAACTGGCGGGGCGTTTATTCCAGATTCTTATTGATAAGATGCTAGAGAGCCATAAGAAGGTGGTTGTCATTAACGTGCGCGGCAACCATGACTCTGACATGGCGTGTCATCTATCCAGTTGCATTGATCTACTTTACAGTGAAGAAAAGCGGGTAAGCGTACTGCCTAACTACTCCAAGTTTATACATTACCAATGGAACAACAATCTGTTTGTATTCCATCATGGTGATAGAATAAAGCCAGAGCAGATTCTGCAAGCGGTCATTAAAAATCTTGATGATGAATGGGCGCAGAGTAAAAACCGCTATTGTCATATGGGACATATTCACCACCATGTCGAGCGCGAATATGGAAGTATGCTATTTTCTGCGTGGGGGTCGTTAACTTCCACAGACCAATGGCATTCAGATTCGGGATTTGGATCAGAGCGATCAATGAGTGCTGTTGTCTACCATAAGGATAGCGGTGAAGATTCACGGGTTAAAATAAAGGTTGGATGATGAGCAATGTTGTTAAATTTCCTGAAAACGGTATCAAACTGGTTCGCTTATATTGTGATGATTGCGGTAGCCCTTTGCAGTATTGGGTTTCTGCTGACGGGGATTCTTATGGCCTATGTCACACTTGCGATCTTCATCAACCTGACGAAGTTATTGTCACTAATAAAAAGGTTCATTAATGGAAATCTACCGGAAACAAGTAGGGGGCGATCACTACGCCAACAAGAAGATCCAACCGATACAGTACATCATGGCTAACGACTTGCCTTTCTGCGAAGGAAATATTGTTAAGTACATTACCCGATGGCGGGAAAAGGGTGGGGTTGAAGATTTACGCAAGATTAAAGAGTATTGCGATTTTCTAATTCAAGGAGAGATAAGTGGCAAAGAAGAAGAAATCTACTGTCGCTCAGGAAGTTGAAAAAGCGGCCAAGCTGTTACAGCGTCTAGTCAGACTAAAGGCATCAGATGATAACGGGTATTGCCAGTGCGTTACTTGCGACAAAATAGACCATTATAAGAATATGCAGGGCGGTCACTTTATCCCTAGAGGCCGAACTATCTTTAAGCTGTTTGAAGAAAATATCCATCCTCAATGCCCTAGCTGTAATCTGTGGGGCATGAAGCAAGCGCACTACGTTTTGAGATACAGGCAGTACATGGTTGATACCTATGGGGAGCGCAGGGTCAAGGCTATGGAACGCTTGGCGTGGAGGGCATCGCCTAAGTTCAACAGAGAAGAAGTAATCCAGTTTGCCAGAGATATAAAAGATCAAATCAAAGAAGAAGAATGGCGCATAGGTGAAATGTAGCGCAGTAAAGTGTCGTATTTTTGCACTTATATGTACGTATTTTCGCCATATATGCGAAAAAGCTATAAGAAGAGTCTGTTTATTCCAAAATGTTATATACAAAATAGTTTACTTTATGGTTTAGGTGTGCAATTATAATCACACATTCAATAAAACAAGGTAACAAATGATGACTAACTTTCAAATCGGACAAAAAATTCGCTCTTACGATTTTATTTCTCGCACTGATTGCTATATCGAAGGCGTTATTACTAGCATTTGCAATGGCTTGATCGAGTTTAACGTAACAAAGTCAATCTCTGAAGGCAAAGAGTATACCGATCGCCCTGAGACAATGCAGACCGCAGACATTGGTAACGATTTCAGTGACCGTATGTACGAGGGTCTAGGTCGTCAGCGAATCGAAGCAATCTAATCTAACCGCCCCCGCAAGGGGGCATAACCAAGGGGAAATAAAATGAGCGAGAAAATTAATGGCAATGATTTGTACGCGTTCTATGACGCGCTGAGAACAAGACAGCGTCATCTAGCGGGTACTACAATGGAGGTTGAATATAGACTTCTAGCCGATAAAGTTGAAACGGCTATTGTCGAGGCAAAAAAATGGCGTGACGCACATTCTAAGGCTGTTGCGGAAGGTAGAAATAACTACCAAACAAAATAACTTAACCGCCCCCTACGGGGGGCAATCAATCAAGGGGAATAAAATGTCACAAGCCAGAATGTATGAAACTAAAATGCAAAAAGTGCGCGTTAGCTATACCGTAGAAGTTGACGCTAATATGATCAAAGAATACTTAAAAGAAATCGGGTCTGATGAAACTGTAAGTCAGTTTATCAAAAGCCATATGACCGCATCAGGTGTTGGCGTTCTTGAAGAGAACCTTTTAAATAACGGCTACGGCTACAACACTGTTGAGGTGGTAGCATGATTAACCATCCTTATAAAGTCGGTCAAGCAACCGCAAAAATTGAGCGCAAGAAACGCGCAGAAAGCCGTCAAGCAACAGTCGCGGCAATACTGTTGTTTTTACTGTGGAGCCTAGCTTCACATATTGAATATACTGATTGTGTCAAATACGGGGTTTGCTAATATGTCTATGAAAGATGCGGAAAGTGTAATAAAAGAGTTGGTTCATGGGTTTATCAATGAGTTTGATAATAGGCCAGTAGTAGAGTGGGGCGGTGATATAATCGATCTGTCCGACTATAAAAAAGATTGCTTATGTTTTGCATTCTTGAAGAATATGCCTAGTTGGTGGGATGACATAGTGCCTCCCGTAATCGCCAACCAACAAGAGTTTATTGAAAAGCTTTACGTTGGTTCTGATTCCGTTAACTCTGTTACTAACTTAATTCGCAATGATGTTTACTTGTACCTAGAAGATCGACTCAGAGAAATGGTGCAAGAAGCGTGGGATGTAATTAACAACGTACAGCCTGAACCATTTGAAGGCTACAGTAGAGGGCAGTAAAATGAGTGATATTGAAAAGGCAATCAGGGAAGCGCACAAGCTTGCCGACAAGTTAATTGATGAGGCGCAGGATGTTAGGGCGTGGCATAAGAAGCCATGTAACATCAGCAACGGCCAAGCAGTGTTAGTTGCAGTAGTCGCCTTGATAGCGATAATAGTGTTTTAATTTCTCCCCTACGCCAAGGTTTCCCTTAACCTTTTGACGCAGACTTGCCCACTGACGGAGCGTGTGACGGGCTATTACTGATTAGCATAACTTCCATATATTTATAGCATTTCCTGATATATCCATAACTATCTATAATGCCGCCCTAACTAACTAGGAGGCATCAGTGCTTTACATCATCATATTTACCCTAATATCACTAACCGCAGTAGCCGCAGACGATTTGCGATAGTTTACATTTCCGTACAAAAGTCAGTACAATGCCCCAATCCACCTACTTTTGGGGTATGTTATGGATACAATCAAAGTCACTCAGTTGATAGATGAATGCTTGTTTTTTGAGCTAGAAGATCATCTGGCGCAGTTCGATGCCATCATGGATTCACTGGTAGAAACAGATGTACAACGCCACACAATACGCGAGGCTTTAGCTGATTGGTGTCAGTCTGTAAATGAAGCCGTAGAATATTGCATTGCAGAGCAAGTGCCAGAAGAACCAACGCTTACAGCAGACGAACTATTTGGGACTGAAGTATGACAACAGGCAGACCGAAATGGATACCTGACGAACTGGCGTGTCGTAAGGCGCGAGAAATGGCCTCTAGGGGGCTTACAGTTAAGCAGATAGCCGATTGCTTGGGGGTGTCTGATGCAACCGTATATGAGCGTCAGAAGGAGTTTCCTGAGTTTCTTGAGGCTATAAAAAGGGGTCGCAGTGAAGGTATTAATCAAGTAACCAACAAACTGTTTGAAAAGGCAGTTGATGGTGACAACACCTGCATGATCTTTTATCTAAAGACTAGAGATAGAGAGTCATGGGGCGATCAATATGTTGAACCAGTAAAAGAGATTCCACCAATCCAGATACTTGTCGATCCTGATGCAATTAACAAAGCCGCAGAGTGAGATATTTACAAGCCCCGCTAGATTCAGATCAGTGGTGGCAGGAAGGCGATTCGGTAAGACGTTCTTATCTACTGGTGAGATTCTAAGGGCGGCAATCAGCGGCAACAATCGCAACGTCTGGTACTTAGCACCAACATATAACTCTGCAAAAGAGATTTGTTGGAATATGCTGATCGCAACGATTCCAGAAGAATACATTCAGAAAACCAACGAAACAGCATTAACCATCAAACTGATTAACGGATCAACGATTGCCCTGAAGGGGGCAGAGAAGCCAAACAATCTGAGAGGCAGGGCGTTAGACTTTGTTGTATTAGATGAATTTGCTGATATGCGGCCAGAAGCGTGGTTCGAGGTAATACGGCCATCGCTATCAGACAGGCAGGGATCAGCGTTATTTATTGGTACGCCTAAAGGCCGTAATCACTTCTATGATCTCTGGGCATCTGGGATCAACAGCGCGGGAGATTGGGAGTCATTTCAATATACAACGCTAGAGGGCGGCAACGTACCGCAAGCAGAGGTTGATGCGGCAAGACTAGATTTAGACGAGCGCACGTTCAATCAGGAATACTGCGCTCAGTTCGTTACCTATGCGGGGCTAATATATTACGGGTTTAGTCGAGAACACTCTGTTTGTGACATTGCTGACGATTCTGGTACAATCCTAGTGGGTATGGATTTTAACCTTGATCCCATGTCAGCCGTAATCTGTGTGCGTAGAGGCGGGAAGCTGTACGCAGTTGACGAGATTGTCATGTACGGATCAAATACGGATGAAATGGTGGCAGAGTTAAAGCAACGCTATCCAACACGCAATATAATAGTGTTTCCTGATCCCGCATCAAGACAGCGCAAGACAAGCGCAGGTGGTCGTACAGATTTGTCGATCTTACAGAACGCAGGATTTAGCGTTAAGGCGAAAAAAAGTCACGCACTGGTCAGGGATAGGATCAATGCTGTTAATAGTCGTTTACTGTCAGCAGATGGTGAACGGCATTTGTACATTAGCCCGAAATGCAGACAAACGATTAAGTCTCTGGAAAGGCAAACGTACAAAGAAGGCACAAGCGTACCGAATAAAGAAGATGGCTACGATCATATGAACGATGCCCTTGGTTATTTGGTCGAATACTTGTTCCCTGTTCGCACAGAATACGATGCACCCCAACCTACTAGGTGGACTTGATGAGATTGAATACAGATACAACGCACCCCGAATATGATTCCAATGAAGCTAAGTGGGAGTTTTACGTTCGCTCTTACATGGGCGGTCAGGCATATCAAGACGGGCAATACCTAACCCGCTATATTAGTGAAACTAAAGAAGATTATGATCGCAGGATTGATCTGACACCAATGGACAATCACTGTAAAAACATTGTCCACATTTACAGCAGTTTCCTATGGCGAGTACCGCCAACCAGAGCCTACAACAGTCTACAGAATAACGTATCGCTTGATCCGTTTCTAAGGGATGCTGATTTAGATGGGCGTAGCTTCAATGCGTTCATGCGTGAATGCCAGATTTGGTCTAGCGTTTACGGCCATGTTTGGATAATGATGGATAAGCCAAAGTCCAACGTAGGCACTAAGGCAGAAGAATTAGAGCAAGACATTCGCCCCTATGTCACGATGTTCACCCCCGAAAACGTACTTGACTGGAACTACGCAAGAACGGCAAGCGGTAGGTTTGAGCTAGACTACCTGAAGGTTAGAGAGTCAGTAATTCGCGTAGACCAGACGACTACAGAATCTTATTATCGCGTCTGGTACAAGGATAGGGTTGAGTTGTGGAAGTCTACTAATGACCTAGACAAGCTGATAGAGACTGACGATAACGTATTAGGCAGAATCCCTGCTGTATTCTTACCCGCAAATCGTTCAGTGGTTCGCGGCATT